GCATGGCCGCGCCCGAACGCCAAGCCGTAGCACCATAGCGAGCATCGAGAAGCGCACCGCCGGCAGCGGCGCGGGATTCGGTGGACTGCGCTATCGCTTGCCCACTGTAGCGCGTCAAATGGTTTGAGACGCTGCGCCAAGTAGTTTGAGACAGGAGACTCAAAGCATCTGGCGCAGCATCGTCAATGCGTTGACAAGATCGGCGACACTGAACGACGGTCCGTTTCCACCGCCACCCCTCGATCGAACCAAGTGACGCCCCCCATCGCGGTCGATCAGTCGATCAATACTTGATGATCGGCAGCAGCGCTACGTTGCGCGGTCGGGCCGCGCCGGCCCACCGAGCGTACTCCACGCCGGGTAGGCTGGTCATCGCCACAATGCTGCTGACGCTGACGATTTTGACGGTGCTGTAGCCCCCCGTGCTGTAGGCGTCGGCCCCTATCGCCACCTGCGCCGCCGCGCCGGGGATGCTCGCGCCGACCGTGAGGCCCTGCACCACGCCCCCCGAGCCCCCATTCAGGTCGATCGCCACCAAGGTCCCTTTCTGGGCACTGCCAAGCGCGCGGCTCGCATCGATCCCCCGCCCGCCGTCCAGTCCGCGGATAAATTCACCACGCAGGTCCGGGACGTTGAAGTGGGTGCTGTCGACGTACCCATAGGTGGTGCCGATCGCCGTGAACAGCGCCGCATAGGTGCCGACGCGCAGCACGGATTGCCCATTGGCGGCCAGCCACCCGGCCGGCGCTGAGCTGCCGGCAAAGTGGGCCACGGTCCCGGCCGGGACGCCCGCCGTGGCGGCCAGCGCCGTGGTGACGAAAGCCGTGGTGGCAATCTGCGTCGTCGCGGTTCCGGTGGCCGGCGGGCTGCCGCTCACGGCCGGCACGCCGGTGAAGGTGGGCGAGGCCAGCGCGGCGCGGGTGCTGTCGGTGGGGTGCACGTGGTCGCCGCGCACCACGGTGCCGCGGCTGCCGAGCGCAGCCGTGCCGTTCATGCGAAGCTCGCCAACCACCGACTCGAACGACAACCCACCGCCGGCTAACTGCACGATGGCGTCGTGCAACTGGGTGAGGCTCAGGTCGCTCGGCAGGATGTTGACCGACTCGAACAGCGCCGCCAGCTCAGCCTGCAGCTGATAAAACCAGTATGCGCCTGGCGTGGTGGCCGCGAGTCCGACCAGCGGATCGCCGCCGCTCGGGAATCCCAGGCTCGGGGCATCGGGCCGCGGCGGCGGGTTGGCGGCGGCCCCTTGTTCGAATGATCCAAGATCCATGTCAACCTCCAGAGTAGAGCATGCCCACGCCCGCGACCGCGGGTTGGTAGCTGATGACGAGCAGGGTGTGCGCGGGCTTGAGCCGGCGCAGCAGACACTCCAGGGCGGCGTTGCCGACCCAGGAGCCCAGGGCCGCGTCGACGCGGCCATCGACGCGCCAGTGCTGCACCGGCACGGTCACGTCCAGATGCAGCGTCCACCGGTAGGCCCACGCGGTGCCGGTGAGCGCGGCGGTGACCGGTTGCGTCACGTCATGGATGGCGGCGAATTCGGTGATGCTGGCGCTGAACCCCAGCGCCGCGGCGAGGGCCAGATAGTAGGCCGGCGACTGCCCGCCCTGACCGGTGACCCGCACCAGCAGCGCGGCCCGGCGCAGCGCGTCATCGCCGAACGCGCCGAGACAGGGATCCGGCAAGCCATAGGCGCGCTCCCAATCGGCGAGGCGTTCCACCGTGGTGCGCGGGTCGCATTCGTCCAGCAGGTCGGCGGCGCGGGTGTCGACGCGGGCCAGGGTGTCGGCCCAACTGAACAGCAATTGTCCAAGGACGGTATCGGTCGCGCGCGGCCACGGCAACCCCTGGGGCAGCAGGCTCAGCAGCGCGTCCTGATAGGCGGCAGCGTCCATCAGGAGGCGCTCCAACTCATGCTGCCGAAGGTGGTGATGTAACCGGGGTTCATCACCACGTCGGCGGCGGGGCTGGCCATCACATAGTTGGTCTCGCCCACCGCGGCGCTGAGCTCCGCGCGCAGGTGCGACAGCAGCAGGGTGCCGCCGGGGGCGGCCTCGCGCTGGATCAGATCGCGCACCGCGGCGGTGATCGCGGAGCGCACGGCCAGCGTGTCCGGGGTCGGCAACAGCGTCACGCTCAACGGCACCGCCACCGGCGCCACCACCACCACGCGGGCGGTCACCGGGCGCAGCGGGGCAATGGCGGCCGCCACGGCCGCGGTCACCTCGGCACTGGGGATCCCGTCGCTGCTCGCGCCATCGGTCATCACCCGCACCGTGACGCTACCGGCGCCGGCCTCGTTGGGGAACACCCAGGCGCGCGTCACGGCGGGATGGGCGGCCAGCGCCCAGGCCAGATAGTCGGCGGCACACCCGCCGTGGGGCGGTTGCTGCAAGCGCCATAGCACGCGGGTGCGCAGCGCGGTATCGGTCTCGGCATCGGCACCGCCGGTCAGGCCCCCGGCGGCCACCACCGCCGCGGCGCTGACCCCCGGCACCGCACTGACCAGCGTCAGGGCGGTGCCCGCCGCCGTGTTCGCGGCCACGCCGGGCAGCACGGCGCTGACCGCCGCCGGGGTGCTGCCGTCGAGCGTCAGGGCGGCGGTGGTGACCACTTCCACCCCATCGGCGCGGCGCAGCCGCACGTCCGCCGGCACCACCGTGCCCAGGGTGCCGCTGAGGGTGACGTGGCCGCCGGCGAAGGCGGCGGGCAGCCGCCCCAGCCCCCACAGGGCGGCGTGCCGATCCAGCGCGTCGGCGTCCGCAGTGTCGGGCAGGGTTTGTTGGGCGATCCAGTCCAGATAGCCATAGAGGCCGTGCACCGCCCCGGCCAGCACCCGCGCCAACACCGCGAGGTTGGACACCGGCAGCAGCGGCGCCCCCGCGGCCAGGCGCGTGCCGGCATCGGCGGCGGCGCGCGCGATCAGGGTCTCCAGGGTTGGCCGTTCAAATGCCATCGCGCATCCACTCCCATTGATAGTGATAGGTCTGGGTGCCGGCGGCCGGGGCGGTCACCGTCACCGCCAACGCCAGCACGCCGGGCGCCGGGTTGGTGGCGTCCACGCGCACCGCCGCCGCGGCGCCGCAGGTCACCAGCCAGGTCAGCGCTTCCTCGGCATAGAAGCGGGCGCGCTCCAGGACCTCGGGCAGTTGTTTCTCGCGGCTCAGCAGCCACAGCCGCGAGCCCAGTTGATAGCCGTCCGCCAGCGGCACCACGTCACCCCACCAACCGCGGCGGTCGGTGGCGCCGGCGGGCAGCACATCGTCGAGCGCCGCCTGTCGATCGGTGAACAGCGACAGCAGCACGGCCGTGCCCAGGCCGCCGTCGCTGGCCAGGCCCAGGCCGTCGAGCGCCAGGTCGGCGCCCGCCAGAAACCCGCTATAAACGGTCTGTAAATCGCTCATGTGGTCGGCGTCCCGGTCTTGGCAAAGGTGGTGGTCACCCAATGCTTGTGCGCGTCGAAGGTCGCGGCCAGTGCCGTGAGCGACGCCGCGCCGGCCGTCACGGTGGTGGTCGCCGCCACGCTGCCGGTCACCGCCAGGGCGCCGGTGTGGGTCACATCCCCGGTCTGGGTGGTGTCGCCGGTCTGGGTCAGGTTGCCGGTCAGCGTCACATCACCGGTGATCGTCAGCCCCTGGGGCGCGGTGATCTCGATCCCGGACCGGCGCAGCACGATGGTCTGGCCTTGGTCGTCCTGGAGCGCGACCTCGCCTTGCTCCAGACCAGTGAGGCGATAGCGGCGGTCGGCGCAGGCGATGATCAAGGGCATGGCGCGGGTGCCGCCGGCGGCCAGCAACAGCGCCTCGGCGCCCGGATGCGGGTGCACCGTCAGGCCGTAGCCCTGCCAGTGTTCGCAGGCGTCGAGCGTCTCCTCGGTGGTCGCCGCCACTTGCAATGACTGCATGGTGGGGGCGTCATCCACCAGCGTGACCGTGGCGCGCACCACCAGATTGCGCAGGCGCCGGGCCAGGGGCGCGAGGCGGCGGCTCACGGCGTCCATCACATCCACCAGCCGGCCGGAGCCTTACCGGTGTCGGTGGGCTTCTGCTCGCGCGCGGCGGGCGCGGCGTAGGCATCCGGGCGGGTCAGTTCCAGGTCGGTGGTGGTGCCGGCCTGATCCAGGCTGTAGTGCGCGCCGACGATCACCAGCGTCTCGCTGACCCCCATGCCCGGCGCTTGCACGCGCACCGTCTCGCCGGCCCGCCACAGCCGCCCCGGCACCGCTTCCCAGCCCTGCACCCGGGCGCGCGCTTTCAGGGCGCGGCCGGCGCGGGTGCGGCGCTCCCAGTCCGCCCGGGCGCTGAGATCGGTCTCGCCCTGCTCGGCGGTCACCACCAACAGCCGCGGGCGCGACGCGGCCACGGCCTCATCAGTGACTTCGGCACGCAGCTCCGCGGCCTGCTTGCCGTGCCAGTCATCATCCCCGGCACTCTGGCCGTAGACCACGATGCGGCTGTAGCGGTCGCGCCAATCCGCCACCGCCTGAATGCCGAGCAGGTTGTCGCCTTCCACCAGCGCGGTCGGGGCAAGCGTCAGACCCGGCCGGCCGAGCAGCAGGCCGCCCTGGCCATCGGGCAGCAACAGCACCGCGCGCTGCCGTGCGAGCTGATCCAGGAACTCAAAGACACTCTGCCCCGGTTCGCTGGCCACCCGCTTGAAGGGGCCGCCCAGGTCGGTGTTGGGGGTCGCGGCGACCGCGATGTCGAGCGCCCCACACTGGTCGGTGGCGATCTGCAACAGCGTCTGCCCGGTGTATTGGCGCACCAGCGCCGAGCAATCCACCAGGTCGCCGGTGGCATCGCGCACCGCCAGTTGGATGGTGCGCATGGTCGGTCCCAAGTCCCGTGACACGGCATCGATCCAGCCGGTCAGCACCGTCTGCGTGCCCAGTTGCAGCGTCGCCCGTAGACCGGGGCGCAGGGTGGCGCGGGCGGGGTCGGCGCCCGGCCAGCGTTCGGTCACCGTCAGGTCGGCGGCACTGGCGCAGTGCTCGATGCTGGTCTGCACGCGCAGCGCCGTCCAGCCGGTATAGGCGCTGGTCCCGAGCAACAGCCGGGGGAGGATCATGTACGCACCTCCAGGGCCTGGCCGCCGGGCACGAAACCGGGGTGGGCAATACCATTGCGCCGGATGATCTCGGCGTCACGGGTGGCATCGCCGTGGCACTGATAGGCGAGCACCAGCGCCGGCAGCGTGCGTGCCGGCACCACCGTGGTCAGGCGCGGCGCCACCAGCACCCGCGCCGCCAGATCCTGCGCGACCGCCACCCGCACCGCCGCCCAGGCCGCATACAGGGGATCGGAGGCGACCGCCTGCCGCGCATCGATCAGCCCCGTCAGTTGCGCGCACAGCGCGCCGAGTTCGGGACCCGCCACCGGAATGCCCGCCTCCAGCGCCGCCACCGCCGCCCCATCGGCGGCATCGGCCACCC